TCAGTAGGTCGCAGGTTCGATTCCTGCAAGGTGCACTAAAAAGTAAGTTATTAAAATAAAGGAGAAACAAATTATGGAAACAACATCTTTCGTTTTAGGTATGCTCTCGATTATTGCAGTTGCTTTTATGGCTGTGATTATTTGGGGTATAGTTAAGGTTAACAAATTAACATTTGAATTAAAAGCCACTCATGAGTGGATAGATAATGGTACTCGAGATAGGGATTATAATCTTCAACAAGTTTATAAAAAATTTGAAGAAACAGATCGTCAAACATCTTATGAATTAGAACGAGTCTATAACCAAATAGCTGAGTGCCGTTCATATACAGACTCGCGATTTGATAAAGCAACTAGTCTAACAGGTGCTAAACAATTAATTAAAGGATAATAATAATTTCAACTTACTTTTTAAAGCGGCTTTTAGCCGCTTTTTTTCTTATTATATTACGATATATATAAAATATAAGTAAGTGTATTAACCCCACTTAAAATCGCTTTTTACCATATGTATAATGTATGAATATTAACAAAATATTTAGTTTATTTAAGTCTCCTGAAGAACCTGAAGAGACTATATCACAGATAGATTTATCTGATAGTCCTGTAATATGGATAGGGATGTTTAAAAGATTAATTACTAACTATGAAACATTTGCTAAACAATTAATTAAATTTTTAGGTGATGCTAACCCAGATTTAAATGTTATTGAGATTGAAAGAATTAGTGGGTATATGGTTTATGATAAAGCTTATAATCATTTATTTAAATTAGATATCACTAACCAAATACATCTTGATTGTATTCATTTATATTCAGATGAAGTATTTAAAAAAACACTAGATGCTGCTTTAGTATATTTTGAAAGTGTAGAAGAATATGAAAGATGTATATTTTTAAAACAAATTCAAGATATAGTAAACCTTTCTTAAGAATAATTTGGCCCCATAGTTTTATTTTATTATCGTATAATTACGGGTTATGAAGAAAACGTTATAACGTAATAACGTTTATAATATAAATAGTATATGAAACATAGAAACAGTATTTTACATGAACTCAATAAGATTGAGGGACTAACAAACCAGCTTAACTTCATTGTTAATCAACAACAACCAATTGAAGAATATAGAGCTGCTTTAGAACGTATTAGAGAATCAATTGAACAAGCTAGAACTTATATTGAAAGTGAGCCAGTTGATGGTTATGAATTAAATGTTGCTGCCCAATGAAATTAACAGCAGAACAAATCCAAGATAATTGGAATAAATTCCTATCTATTATTGATACTCATATTTCTGAACCTCGCCGTTCAAAATTAAAAGCATTTTATGAACAGTATGCTGAACGTATTATGCTTATGCCTGCTTCTCATAAAAAAGAATACCATAATGCATTCCCAGGTGGTTATGTAGATCATGTGTTGCGAGTAGTACTTTGTGCTTTTAAATTAAATGAAGTTTGGGTTGATATGGGAGTAGATACTTCAACATATACCTTTGAAGAATTAGTATTTGCAGCCCTAAATCATGATCTAGGGAAAATGGGTGATGAACAAAACGAATCGTATATCCCTCAGACAGATCAATGGCGTAAAGAGAAATTAGGTGAAGACTATAAGTTCAATGATCGTCTTGAATATATGTCAGTACCAGATCGTGGATTACATTTACTCATGTCTCATGGTATTACATTCTCTAAAAATGAAATGTTAGCTATTAAGTTACATGATGGTTTATATGATGATGCTAATAAGCCATATTTAATGTCTTGGTCACCAGAAACAAAACCACGTACTGCGTTAGTGTTTATTGTACATCAAGCGGATTTAATAGCAGCACGTATTGAGTTCGAACAAGTATGGATGCCTAAATTTAAAGGTGAAGTAACCCAAAATAACTCATCAAATTTTACAATTGAGAAAAATAAAAAAGCACCTGTTAAGACTAAAGCTTTAAGTAATATCAAGAGTGAAGGATTAAAAAGTTTATTAGATAATATATGATAATTACAATTGTTATATTAAGTTTGATGGTCGTGATCTTAGGATACACGACCTTTAACTTACTTAGAAAAAATGAAAAACAAGAAGATATCCTAATGGGATATATGTCTTATTTAAATAAAGTATCTGATATAATTGAAATGTCTGATAAGAAACTTAAAGAAATAGATGCTAAAGAATCATTTAAATCAGATGATGAAGTAGGATTTTTCTTTGAATCAGTTAAACAAATTCAAAGTATTTTAAATCAATTTAATATTAAAAATTTATGAGTGAAGTGATAGCAGTAGTTAAACCTAAAACAAGTGGGATGTATTTCACTCAAGAAACAGAAAATGCAATTATTGAATATAATAATACTTTAGATTTTGAAGTAAGAAGTAGAATTTATAGTGATCGTATCCATTATGCTTTCTTTAAATTAACAGAAAATATTATTCATACTTTTAAATTTTATTATACTGAGGTAGATAATATATCTGATTTACAACATGAAGTAATTTCATTTTTACTCTCCAAAATTCATCTATTTAACCCAGAAAAAGGAGCTAAAGCATATTCATATTTTGGAACTATTGCTAAACGTTATCTTATTATTTCTAATACTAAAAATTACAAAAAACGAGTTGATAAAGCCCCAGTTGAAGAATTAGAATCAGATGAAAGACATAGTTATAATATTGATGATACTCCTATAAATCAAAAGTTAAATACATTTATGGATCAATATGTTGATTATTGTTCTAAAAATATTCATACATTATTTCCTAAAGATGGGGATGCTAAGATAGCAGATGCGATTTTAGAATTATTCCGTAAAAGAGAAAGTATAGAAATCTTTAATAAAAAAGCATTATATATCTATATCCGAGAAATTATTGATGCTAAAACACCTAAAATTACTAAAATAGCAAATAAACTTTATGATATATTTAAAGAATATTATTATTTCTATTTAGAAAATGGGTATACAAATTTCCCATAAGTATATTTATAGTTAAATAAATACCATGAATGGTTTAGATAATATTGTATTTGGTAGTAAAAAATTTTCTGACATATTAGAAGAGATATATAATAATCAAAAGAAAAAAGAAAAACAAATCTCTGCTCTCATATCAGAATTAAAACCACTGGTGAATGAGATAGGTGATGCTACATTGATTGTTCCTTTAATTAAAGAATACTTAGAAATAAGTGTTAAAAATGATGAACAGTTAATTAAAATGGCTACTATCATCCAACGTATTATGAGTAATAATGGATCTACTGATGGTAGTTTAAGTATATCTGAAGAAGAAAAAGCCCAATTATTAGCTGAAATAGATAAATTTAAAGAGGATAAATAATGGGTAAAAAACCAACATATGGTTATCAAGGTAATTGGACTACTAAACAATCTTCAATAGGTAGAGGACAATCTATATCTACTTTTGATATCTTTTCAAGTAGAGTTAAAGATATCATTTTAAATAGTAATCACCCACGATTTACAGAATTTGGAGAATGGAATAGTATAGGTACTGTATTTGTTGAATCAGCTAAAAATCCATTATTTAGTGATCAAATTTCTCTTATTCCCGCTTATCCTGCTTTCCCAAATATCAAACATTACCCTCTTATTAATGAGTTAGTACCTGTTATATATCTTACAGATGTAGATGTCACATCTAATACTAACTCAGTATCAGCTTATTATTTACCTCCTATAAACATATGGAATAGTCAAATACATAATGCTGTTCCTTCTTTAATTACTTTACCTGAAAGTCAAAAAAAAGACTATCAACAGGTTGAAGCTGGATCAACTAGAAGAGTAACTGACCAAAGTACAGAGATAAATTTGGGAGTTTATTTTAATGAAAATAATGTTTTAAAAAATCATCCTCTTTTACCTTATGAAGGAGATATATTATATGAAGGTAGATTTAGTAATTCTATAAGATTAGGATCAACAGTTAAAGATACATTAGCTGTTTCAAATCTTTGGTCTGAAGGGAGTAATAATGGAGATCCTATAACTATTATAAGAAACGGACAACCTAATTCTTCTGTTGGAGTTGATGGTTCAATTGATGCTTGGATTCCTACTTTAGAAAATATTAATTTAGATAAATCATCTATCTATTTAACTTCAACTCAAAAAGTTAATTTAGAATTAGCTACTATATTCACTAATAAATTTAATTCATATAATAAAATAAAAGAAACCCCCCAAACTCCTGATTTATATAATGGTAATCAAATACTTTTAAATTCAGGTAGATTAGTTTTTAATGCTCAAAATGATCATATACTCTTAAGTGCAGATAAATCAATTTATTTATCCTCTAATGGATCTATTAATATTGATACTACTACTATATCTACTTATTCTGATGAGATTAGATTAACAGCACCTAAAGTATACCTTGGAAATTTTGTTGGGGGTGAAGGATATGTAGGTGCTCCACTTCAATCTGTAGTATTAGGAGATAATTTAAAACAAACTTTAACTAGTATAATAGAAGCTTTAGGAGGTATAGCTAATGCAATGGCAACATCATTTAACGCTGGAGGACCTGTACCTTCTTTACAAGCTGAAGGAGGTCTTCTTTTAGGGCAAGTTGAAACCCTAAAAACTTCTTTAAATATTTTGTTATCTGAAAATGTAAAAACTATATAATGCCTATTAATTTACCCAACCCATCAGATATATACTCATTACTCCCTATTGGAGCTAATGATAGCGGGTCAGGTACTAATAGTCCTAGCCAAATAACTGATACTTCACCGCAAATAATCACTAATGCTATTATTGAAGGTAAAATAACAGATATAAATGGAAATCCTTTATCTGGGGTAAATGTAAATCTTATACAAATACCTACATCTGACTCAATAAAATCTATAAATAAGAAAGTTACAACTGATAAAAATGGTGAATGGAGTTTTACCTTCCCAGAAACAGAAATAGATCCTAAATCTACAGAAATTATATATACTAAATCAGGATATGGACCCATGTCTAATCCTTTATCTAGTACTAAAACAATTGAATTCCCAACCCAACCTCTTCAAGTAACTAAAACATCTACCTCAGATACAGAACCTCCTTATGTTTTTACAGTTGGTAATAAAGAATTTTCTAGTTCAGATTTAGCTACAGCTCAATCAAAAGCTAATGCTTATTATGAAAAAGCTATAGATCCTAAATATAAATCTGCTACTATTTTTAATGTTAATAAAACATTAACTGTAATTCCTAAAATTGAAGAATTAAATCAATCTATGCTTCAAACATATATTGATCCTATTTCTTCCCAAATTAGAGAATTAGAAAGATTAAATAATTTAGAAAAAGCTAAAGAAAATTTACCTCCGTTTGTAAAACTATCTTTAAGTATTAATATTCAAAAAGAAGAAATTAAACAAATATTAATACCTTATATATTTAAATTATTAGCTCCTTTTGGAGTAGAAATTATACAATCTATTTTAGCTGGTATATCTATAGAAAAATTAAAAGATTTAATTTTATGTCCACGACAAGATGAAATTCTAAAATTAATTAATAAACGTAATAAATTAGTTAAAAAAATAAATAAAATATATAAAACTATAGATACTACAACTAAAGTATTAGATATTGTAGATGCTGTTATTACAGGATTACAAGCTGGTATAATCGCTGTGGTAGTAGTACCTTTACCTATTGTAGCAGCTGTATCTGTAGCTTTAGAAAAAGCAACAGATGAAATAAGAAAATCTAAAGTTATTCTTAATATTGTTGAATTAGTCCTTACAGCATTAGGTGTTGTTTTAGGTTTTCTTTTAAAATTATTAGATAAATTAGATTTTTTATTAAGAAATTGTTCTCAAAGTCAAAATATCCCTTTTGAAACAATCAATGATGAATTAAATACCTTAGTTAACCAAGCTACAGGAATTAGTAACAGTAGTGTGATCCAAACAATCCAGGATCCTCAAAATAATTCATCACAACAAGGTGATCCATTACAACAAGGTAATACTTATAAAGGATTTACTTTAGAGTTAAAACTTGATGAAGCAAATAATAATAAATACCCTAGACGTTATGCTCAAGCTTTAACTATAAATGGTATACCTGTTTTAAAAACTGATTCTTCATTTGCTTCAGATCCACAGGTTTTACTTGATCAATTAAGATTCCTTATAGATTCAAACCCTGATTTAAATGCTGGGTAATTAAATATTTATATATATGAAAACAGATATTTTAAAAAAATTAATTAAAGAAGCAGTTCGTGAAGCAATTCAAGAAGAAATTAAAGATATTCTACTTGAAGCTGTACGTTCTCCTAAAACTGTAGTTAATGAGAATGCTAACCCTATTCCTTATTCTACAACCACCCACATAAACCCAGATATTAAACGTAATTTAAGAGCTATGATTGGTAGTGAATTTGACACTACTATAACAGCTAACTCATCACATGCTCAACCAGCATATGTACCTCCTCCTGTTAGTACAGTAGGTGAAGGTTCAAGTTTACCTGGTGGTGAAGTAAGTTTAGATCAGATAATGGGATTAATGGTTAAATAATGGCTATAAGAATACCAAATAAAAATCCTTTAGATATTAATAAACGAGTAGCTATCGGTGTAGCTATTCCTTTTAATGGAACTAGTACATCAACTGGTAACCTCTTATTCTCAGGCTCAACTGAATGGCCAGCAGGATCTACTAACCTATCCCCAGCTTATTCAACAGGTAATTCTATTTTTAGATCAACTTTTACAACTGTAGAACAAACAAAATATAATCTAATTAATTTTATATTAACAAATAAAAATGAAAGAGTTTTAAATCCAAATTTTGGAGGAAATTTAAGAGCATTTTTATTTAGTAATATAACAAATGATAATTTACAAGCTTTAGAATTAAAATTAAGTAATGACATACAAAGTAATTTTCCTAATGTTACTTTAATTAATTTAACCTTAACCCCATATTACGATGATAATTCTATTCAATTAAATATGAATTTTACAGTATATAATGGAGTTACTCAAACTATACAAATATTATTATAATGGCAGCTGAGAATAGAGATATTAAATATTTAAATAAAGATTTTGGTGAATTAAGAACTGCTCTTATAGATTACACTAAAACCTATTTCCCTAGCACATATAATGACTTTTCTCCTTCATCCCCTGGGATGTTATTTTTAGAAATGTCAGCTTATATTGGTGATGTTCTATCATTTTATCTTGATAATCAAATTCAAGAAAATTTTATACAATATGCTAGACAAGAAAATAATCTTTATTCTTTAGCTTATATGTTAGGTTATAAACCTAAAGTTACTAGCGCTGCTTCAGTTGATATTGATATCTACCAGCAAGTTCCCGCTAAATTTACAGCTGATGGTTGGGCCCCAGATTATGATTTTACTATTTTTGTTAATAGTAATACTGTCTTAACATCTAATTTAGTTGGGGTTAGTAGTTTTATAATCCAAGATACTATAGATTTTGCTTTTTCAAGTTCAACTGACCCAACCCAAACCACTATATTAACTCTTGGCCCCTCAGGAAATCCAGAATATTATCTACTAAAAAAACAACGTAAGGCCTTATCAGCTGCAATTCAAACAAAAACATTTACTTTTGGAAACCCAGAACGATTTCAAACTATTGAAATTAATGACACAGATATTATTCAAATATTAGAAATTACTGATGATGGAGGTAATAAATGGTATGAAGTCCCTTACTTAGCCCAAGAAATGATTTATGATAATACTAAAAATGTTGGCTCTGACTCAGGTGAAGTTCCTTATACTTTACAACTTATTAAAGCTCCTAGAAGATTTGTATCTAGATTTACATCACCTACAACTTACCAAATTCAATTTGGGGCGGGTACTACAACAGCTAATGTTGAAGAAACTTTAATTCCAAATCCAACTAATGTTGGGAATTTCTTCTCTACTAATGATTATTTAACTACAGGTTATGATCCTGCTAATTTCTTATACACTAGTACATATGGTATAGCTCCTTCTAATACTACTTTAACTATTAAATATCTAACTGGAGGCGGACTTTCATCTAACATCCCAGCTAATGCTTTAACATCCATTTCCTCAAACACTGTGAGTGTACCTAAAGCTGTATCTGAAGGTTTAGACTCTACTTTAGTTTCAGAAGTCATAAGATCTGTAGCTGTTAATAACCCTACAGCAGCTACAGGTGGATCAAATGGAGATACACCTGAAGAAATAAAACTTAATTCTTTAGGTGTATTTGGAACTCAATTAAGAGCTGTAACTCAAGATGATTATTTAGTTAGAGCTATGAGTTTACCTTCTCAATATGGTTCTATAGCTAAAATATATGCTGAACCTGAAAGATTAGAAAATTTACTCCCTGGTGAATCTTTATCATCTATTAATTTATATGTTTTAGCATATGATGTTAATAAAAAATTAAAAAATGCAACATCTGGTTTAAAAAATAATTTAAAAACTTATTTATCCCAATATAGAATAGTTAATGATTCTATAAAAATTAGAGATGGTTATATTATTAATATTGGTATTGATTTTGATATTATAGTTTTACCTAATTATAATAATAATGATGTTTTATTTAAATGCATAACAGCTGTTAAAGATTATTTTAATACTGATAATTGGCAAATAAATGAACCTATATTTTTAAAAGATATTTATATTATGTTAGATAAAATAGACGGAGTTCAAACTGTTAAAACAGTTAGTGTGACTAACAAAACAGGATCTGGTTATTCAATTTATGCTTATGATGTAATTGGAGCTAATAGAGATAATATTATATATCCATCTGTTGATCCAATGATTTTTGAAGTTAGAAATCCTGATAGTGATATTAAAGGACGTGTTGTATCTTTATAATTTTCTATATTTATAATTAAAAAATGGCTGTTTATAAGATATTTCCTACTAAGGATGCTACTATATACTCATTATATCCTAACCGTAATACAGGGTTAGATGAAATTATAGAATCATCCACTTCAGTCACTAATGCTACTCCTTTACCTCAAACTAGTAGATTTCTACTTCAATTTGATCTAACAGAAATAAATGATATTATTAATAATAAAATTAGTGGGTCACAATGGCAGGCTAATTTTAAAGCGTATGTAGCTGTTTTAGAAGGACTAAATTTAGATACTAAACTTGAATTCTATCCTATATTTGGTTCTTGGAATATGGGAACTGGTAAATACAATTATTCTCCTGAAGTACAAAATGGAGTCAGCTGGAATTGGAAATCATATTCAGGAAGTAATGCCTGGTTAACTGGTGGTTATCCAACTAATGTAACTGCTTCATATAGTGGTACTTTAGGTGGGGGTAATTGGTATTACAGCTCTTCAAATATTACTGTTTTACCTATATATTCAACTCAAAGTTTTGGGTACACTGAACCTAGTGATATTAATACTAATATCACTAATATGGTTAAAGCTTGGTATAGTGGTACTATAGAAAATAATGGTTTAATAGTTAAACAAGCTGTTGAATTTATTGATAATGAAAATTATCAAATTAAAATGCAGTATTTTTCTAGAGACACTCATACTATCTATCCACCTCAATTAGAATTTAGATGGAGAGATTATATTTGGAGTACAGGTTCATCTACTAATACCATATTAAACACCTCTAACGCTACTATAGCACTAGACGAAAATCCAGGTTTATTTTATCCTGAAAGTATAAATAAATTCAGAATTAATAGTAGACCAACATACCCAGCAAGATCATTCCAAACATCTTCTTATTATACAAAAAATTATTATTTACCTACTTCTTCATATTTTTCAATAAAAGACTTGGATACTAATGAAGTTATTATAGATTTCGATAACCAATATACTCAATTAAGTGCTGATGATCAAGGAAATTATTTCACACTTTATATGAATGGTTTAGAACCTGAGCGGTATTATAAAATTTTAATTAAAACAGTTATAGGTGGTTCAACATTAATTTTTGATGATAATTATTATTTTAAAGTAATAAATGGCTAATTACCCTTTAAATAGAACTGTTTTTAAAAAAGATGCTTATGAGAATACAATAGATACTTCTTTTGCTCAAGTGTCAACCCCACCACTACCTTTAGAGGATACTATAACTGTTAGTGAATTTTTTGATTTATATGAGGCTATTTTTTATGATATCCCATCTAATGGACCAACTAATTCTCATGAATATATAGTTAAAACAAGTGGTGATTATATAAATTTTGAACAAAATAATGAAGATGTTCAAGCTTTATTAGATGAGATAACAATTTTGAGACAAGATTTATTAGCTGCTAACCAACAAGTAGCTGATCTACAACTAGCAGCTGCTTCAGCTTCATTAAATTTATAATAAATGGCTACAATAATTACTCCTATAGATCCTATAACTTTAGAATCTCAAATATATTCTTCTCAAGATATAGGAGCTTTATCCCCGGAGACAGTTAGTCCTGTTTTTGATCCTAATATAGATTATGTAGAATACACTGTCTCATCTCCTGATAAATCTTTCCAAATCACAGATCAAAATCTTGAAGGATTTATTATAACTAACACAGCTGCTGGTACAGGAGTAGCTTTTAGTATAGATTTAAATCCTGAAGAAGATTTAAGAAATAAAGGTTTTAGTAATGGTTCTTATATCACATTATATAAATTTTTAAGAAACCAATTAAATTCTTCTTCTGATACTAGACCTTATTTTATAAAAGAAATTTCACCTGATAGAACAGAATTAAAACTATCATCTAATACTATAACTAATGATGAATTAATTTCTCTTATTAGTAACTTTAAATTATTAACTAATTCAGCTGAATATTTTCAAGATTTCTATCTAAATTTTGGAGGTAATAATTTAGTTATAGCTAATAATATATTACTTGATAATACTAAAACTACATATGATATTTTAATTAATCTATATGAACCTTTACCTTCAAGATATAAATTAAAAGATGTATTATGGATTGTTACTCAAACAGCTGATCCTTTAGCTTTTAACATACAGTTCCAACCAGAGGTAATAACACCTCAAATCACAGCTCTTTCTCTTAAAAGCCCTAATTTTGATTTATCAATTAAAGATAAAACTAATAATTCAACTGATTATATTAATTATGAACAATTATTAACTACTAATTTAGTTTCATCATATGATCAAATATTATCATACTTAGCTGAAAAAAGTATTAATATAGGTATTGATTATACTGATTTTTCTAATTTTGTTCATTTCTCCTCAATTGAGTCTCGAGTTAAAAATTTCCTTTATAAAGTCCAATTAATAGAACAATACACAAATACTTTAAATTTAATTACTCCTATAAATTCAGCTACACCTTCAAGTGTTAATATTTTACAAGAAAAAATATCTGAAGTAACTAAAAATTTTGATGGATTTGAATATTATCTTTATTATAGTTCTGGATCAAATACTTATCCTAAAAGTACAACATCTCCACCATATACTTTATTAACTAGTAGTAATGCTACTGTCACTACATGGTATAATAATTTAATAGAAAGTGCTTCATTTTATGATGCTATTAATAAAGACTATTTAATTAATACTATACCTTCTTATTTAACAGATGATCCTCAAAATGATCCATATAAAGTTTTTATTGATATGATTGGTCAATATTATGATAATATATGGATCTATTATAAAGATGTTACTAATCGTTATAATGGTGATAATCGTTTAGAATATGGTATATCTAAAGATTTAGTAGCTGATGCTGTTAGATCATTTGGTTTAAAAATATATCAAAATAACTTCTCAGTTAGTGATTTATTTGATGCTTTTACTGGATTTAATCCTGGAAGTATAAATAGAACTACTAATCCTGAACCCTGTGCCCCAGATACTGAACAAATTAGTGATTATAAATTTACATCACCCCAATCCCTTTATACACCTATAGATGATGTTAATAAGGAGATGTATAAACGTATTTATCATAATTTACCTTATTTATTAAAATCTAAAGGAACAGTAGCTGGTTTGCAAAACATTATTAGTATGTTTGGTATTACTAGTTCTATTTTAAGTGTTAAAGAATTTGGAGGAGAATGGAATTCTACTAAACCGGTAACAGGTATTAAAGATATTATAAATGATAATATTCAAATATTAACATCTGCTCAAATATCCCAATCATTCTTTCCACTCTTAAATCCTGATTATAATGACCCAACCCAGGCTGACTATGCTTTTATACCTAAATTTGTTTTATCAAATCAAAAAAGCATATTAAGAAATTATTATCCTCCTAAAAGTTTATCACCTAGTGTTAATACAATTGAAATAACATTTTCACCTCAAAATGATATAGATAATTATATTATAGATGCTTTTTCTCCTTCTACTTTTGATATAGGTACATATATTGGTAATCCAACTCAAACCTTTTTACCATACTATCCTAATTTACAAGAAAGAGCAACTAGTATATTAGTTAATAATGATCTTAGTCCTATAACCTATATCCGTTTAATAAAATATTTTGATAATTCATTATTTAATATGATCAAAGATTTTGTTCCTGCTAGAACAAATCTAAAATCAGGTATTACTATTAAACCACATTTATTAGAAAGAAGTAAAATTGTTCAACCCCAAGTTTTCTTTAGCAGTAGTATATATACTGGGTCTATTGATACTGCTTTTATAGAAGGAGGAACAGGTGGTACTTTTAATGATTTTAATTCTTTATTACCTCGTTTAAATAATACTCAATCATGGTATCAAGATATTTTAACACCTTTAGGTTTAACCCAATCTTTTCATACTGATCAAGCTGAGTTTTATAATGGAGAATTACCATATTATCCAACAGAAGCATTTACAGCTGATGGAGAATTAAATCCAAATAACCCATATAAATTCGCCTCAGCACCTTCACTAGCTGATGCTCCTTTTTATACTGTATTATACACTTATAGTAACAATCAAACATTATCTGAATTTATTAATAATGTTATTCCCTCAGATAGTGGTATTAGAGCTTGGGTGAATAGACAAATAATTCCTGTCCCAACAGATGAATATGGAGTTTATAATCGTGAAACTATTTTTACAATAGAATATTTAAAAATTAATCCTATAAGTAGCGGTAATGATTTTAGTGATGTATTATCTGCTTTAAACTATATTACTATACCATATTATTTTGGAACAGGATTTTACTGGATAACTGTTGAAGTAGGAACACCATATCTTGATGATGGAGGAAATTGGAATTACCCAACTGTCCCAGCTTTAATTCCAACTGATACAATTGCTTTTCCATCTAATGGTTATGTAACTTTTGTTCCAAGTGTTGGAGAGAGACTTATTCCTTGGGATTACAATGAAAATAATCCTATTATTAGTAATGCATTTAATAATCTCACTTCAACTCATTATATGGAGGCAGAATTTACTAATGGAGTTCTAACTCCTACTAATTTTGATCTCCTTATTTCACTTTCAGCTAGTAAAGCTTTAATACAAGACTCAAATTATTCTTCAGACGCTTGGTCTAATATTAGATATAATGGATCAAGAATTACTTCACGTGATTTTAATATACCTTTTAATTAAAATATTTTGTTATGGGATCATCAACTGCAACTCCTTCTAATCCTACTTCTCCAATTGGGGGAGGTAAAAATGTTAATAATGATAATACTTCAACTAATAATCCTAATGTAATAAATAGAAGAGAACACTTTTATTATGGTACTTATCCTTCATTCCCTGTAGCTGAACAAAATCAAACATATTTTGCTTATTTTGATGGTGTAGGAGGAACAGGCCCAGAATACTTAGGAGGAACAGCTTATTTTGTTAAATACTTAGTTGATGAAGAAGGTAACATATCTAAACCATCAGATACACTAGACCCAACTTCTCTAAGTCAAGCTCCTCTTTATAATTTAAATAATAATTTTGAACCAGGAAAAAACGCTATTGTTAAATTAATTGAATATGACCCAACAATTGCTGGTTCAGCTACTGGCCGAGCTTTAACTGGTAGACATGAAATTATAGGTGTTGGAGAATTATATCCAATATGTGTTACTGAAACAGGTGAAAATCCTGATGATTTTCTTCAATATTCAAATTTTGGTCCTTCAACAGTTCCTATAACTCAATCTATACTTGATTTAAATGCTGCTTGGTTAACCAGTGGCGATATTGATATTACATCTGATTATTTTGATGATTGGCAGGATGTATATATACCTGTAGGAGGACGCACCTTCCCACCAGATCCTATAGCTGTTCCTAATTTTCCAAGTCAGAGTGTTAATTGGACTAGCACTTCTCCATTTTTTAATAAAATAATAAATGTATCTACAGCTGATGCTAATACTCAAATAGCTACTAAATTAGCTTTAAATATTGTAAATAATACAAATAATCCTAATTATCAAGCTCAATTTAGAGTAATTAAAAATAAACCTACATTAGGTACTGGTAGTATAATTCATATTTCTGAATTTTTTTCTTTAGATCCTAATCCATATTATCCTTATCCATATGATGATCCTGATTTTGCTTTTGGTAGTTTTGATAATGTATATGTGAGTGATAGCCCATTTTTTGATTTAGAAGAAAATGATGTATTAACTTTTCAAGTTAAATTTTATCGTCCCCTAAACCTACCCCCTGGAGAAATATACAATGATGGAGATATTTATATAACAGATGATTACACTTGTTCTTTTTTAAGAATCTTTCAACAATATCCTGTAGCTAATAATGGTATAGTTAATTATATAGGAAAAGAAAATCAATGGGGGTGGGGATATTTTGATATTGTAAACCCACCAGCCGCATCAGGATCATTTGCTAATTTTTCCTTAAGTTGGGATGCTCTATGGATTTATTTTTCAGGTCAAATTCAAAATTATACTAACCAATCACTTAATTATAACCAATTTGTTATACCTTTTGGAGATATAAAACCTGGAGATTTTATAAGAATTGGTTATGATAAAAATAATGTATATACTATAATTGGGGTATTTCCTAGATATTATGGTTTAAATTTTATGGTGTCTCCTCAAATTCCTACAGCTGTAGTTAAAAACTCTAGTAATATTGCTAATACACCTTCCCCAGTTAATAATTTTTCAATAAATCGAATAGTTAAAAATGGAAGATATATTATTTTAGATGTTGATAAACCTAAAGATGGAGTTTTCTTTTCTGGTATTGTACAACCTGAGTATACATCTAAGTTATTACAAGAAAATTATGATAAAATAATCACAAATTTAACTGAGAGAGAATTAATTAATTAATATTTATAATAAAATAATTTATATAAAATGGGATATCTTAATAATTCGATAGTTACAGTAGATGCTATCTTAACAAGAAAAGGTAGAGAGCTATTAGCTAGAAATGATGGTTCTTTTAGAATTACACAATTTGCTTTAGCAGATGATGAGATTGATTATACAATGTGGGACCCTACAAACCCCCAAGGATCAGCATATTATGGTCAAGCTATTGATAATATGCCTTTATTAGAAGCATTTCCTGATGAAACCCAAGCAATGAAATACTTATTAACTACTCTTCCAAGAGGTACTTCAAAACTACCTATTCTGGATTTAGGTTACCAAGTACTTTCATTATATCAAGGAGCATCAATAGCTATTACACCTCAAACACTTAATTATTTAGGTGGTACCCAAACATTTGAATCATCAGGTTATGTGGCTACTATTGGAGATATTCGCCTATTAAGTAATTTTAATGGTGTGGGTATTAATACAGCTCAAGCTACTGCTTTAAATTCAACAACAACATTAGGAGCTGCTGTTTCTAAAACAGTAGTTGGTACAACTATTAATTTAACATCTACTACTACAAATATTTTATTCCCTGCTGGTGTAACTCAATTATCTACTTCATTAGTAGTTATTGGTAGAGATAGTGGAGCTAGAATAACTATTCCTGTACAGTTAAATAAAAATACAAATTGTTAATATAATAAAATATGTCATTTAAAAGATTAGATCCTGAGGATTTTTTAGTTAGCGCAGATTCTATCGTAGCCCCAGCTTGGGTAGGTTATTCTGCTTCTATATCTGCTTTTCCTACTTCTACAGTCCAAGGTAATAGCCCTAGTGGGCAATATTACCTCAATGTATATGACATTGATCCTGACTCAAATAATAATGCTGAAATCCAATTTGCAGTCGCTTATGGAGATGCTAAAGGTTCAGGGTCAATAGCATATAATATTCTTAAACCTGGTTTATCTCCTTCAAGAACAGTTTATGGTCAATTTATTAACCTATTATTTGGAGAAGACGAGAATGCCTCTTTTAACTTTGGTGGCCCAGCTGAAAATAATGAATATTTCTATGCTATAGCAATTAATAGAGCTCGTTATAAACAAGCTATTATGCCTGGAAGTATCCAAATTAATGGATTAATTGGTGAAGGTATAAGTATAACAGATAATAGTAAAATTACTCCAGTTGTAGATTATGTTAGTGGAGGAAGAAAATTTACCCTAGGTTCAGGAAGTTTTGGAGATGGAGTCTCAAATGGATCTGAAGGAGTATATGGTTACCTATTCCCAGATGTTGGAGTTATAATTCTAAATGCCGCTGCTTTAGGTGTGACTACTGGCCGAGGTAGTACTAATGCTAATAACCCATCAAATTTAATTAGTGCTTTAACTGGAGATGATTTTTATTTACAAAGCCAAGAAACAGTAACATCAGATTTTGTATTCTGTAGAGCAAGAAATGCTGAATTTAACTACTCAGTAAATCCAAGTTTTTCTGTTTCAGCTAGTGCTGGTACTATACTGTATAATGATTTTGTACAAAATCCAACTACATATATTACATCTGTAGGAATGTATAATGATAATAATGAATTATTAGCTGTAGCTAAATTATCAAAACCACTTAAAAAAGATTTCACCAAGGAAGCTTTAGTGCGTGTTAAATTAGATTTCTAAATGAATGGGTGCTTTCAAATCATTAACATCCCAAGATATAATTGTATCTCCATTAGTGGTGTATGGACCTCAGACCATCACATCTGTTACTTTTCTTAGAGGTAAAAATACTCCTTATGGCTCTGATGATGATGAAGCTAACCCATCACCTTGGCCTTCAGCTTCATTAATATATGCTTCTATAAAACAATTATATTATAGTAATACTTTAGCTAATGATCCTGAACCTTTTATTGTAATTGACAATCAAGGAAGGATAGTTGAAGGAAGTTTAACAGCTAATGTTAATAGTAGATATGATAATTTCTTACAAAGTGGTTTAGGTCCTATTAAAAGTTTCCCTACAGGAGCCAATGATATAATAGCTGTAGGAATCATCCCCCAATCATTATTTGGTGATGCTCTAAAAAGTGGAGCCCCTGGTGATGTAGCTGTTAATAGTTGTTTTGATGATGGTTATGGCAATATATTCAAAGGTTCTACTTCTCAATATATTGGTAATGTTATATATTCCCATGGTATGATAATTATTACAAATCCAAACGAGGCAAATTCTTTTATAGGGAAAGGAAATGTGAGTTTTAACCCAACAAGAACAGTATATGAAACCCAATATAAATGTACTATTAGACCTGATGAATTTAATTACTCATTAAACCCAACTCTAATATCAGGTTCTGAATATACTAATCCTGTAAACTCAAATGGACAGTGTGTTAATGTTAGTGGTGATGTTGAGAGTTTTGTGACAGGATCTACTTTTTCTCCTTATATAACAGCAGTTGGACTTTATAATTCAAATAATGAACTATTAGCAGTAGGTAAATTATCTCGACCTATACCTACAAGTAGAACAGTTGATATGAATATAGTTATTAATATGGATAAATAATATGCTGTTAACAAGAATAGACCCTAAAGATTTTGTTTTTAATAATGATGATCTTTCTATATCATGTTGGAGAGATGAAAATGGTAATCCTGTAGGTGATACTGAGACAACACCTAATTTTTTAGATAGTGGGACAGTTAATGGTGTAAATAGTTATTATTTAGGAAATCCTGCTAACTTACAATTTTCTCGAGCTGTAGCTAATAAAAATACTCCTCTTACAGCTTTTTCAAGAAAAATATATGGAGCTATCCGCAATATAGTTTATGGTGATAAAAATGCTATTTTTGAATGGGGAGGATCAGAAGAAACTTTACTTTATGTTATATCAATATCTAAAAATTGTTTAAAATCTTCTTTATTACCTGGTAGTCTTCGTATAGGTAATTATACAGATGATAGTAATATAAATCCTCCTAGAATATTAAACTGCGGAAGAGCATATAATTTAGTTACAGGAACAACATTCCCTGGAGGTGGATTTTCATACGGATCAGGAACAAGTATATCTGGTCTTTTCCTCCCAGATGTTGGGTTAATTATAAGTAGTGTACCTTTATCCCCATCAACCTTTGTACTTAGTACAGAAAACCCAACTCCATCTAATCATGTTTTTATAAGAGCCCAAAACACTCAGTATAATTATTCTATGAACCCAAGTTTCATTTCAGGCAGCTCAGGTTATATAATAAATCAAGATTGGTTTGATAACCCCCAAACGTATATTACAACTGTTGGTTTATATAATGATAATAATGAGTTAATGGCTACAGCTAAGCTCCCTAGACCATATAATAAAAATTTTAATAATGAGTTATTAATGCAAATAGGTTTAAACTTTTAAATATGAATAACTGGTTTTGGTATGAAAACATGGGAATCAAAGAATTTAAAACAATAGAAGATTTCCCAGAAAATAGTTTTGGTTTTATTTATAAAATCACTAACACAATAACAGGTAAGTTTTATATTGGTAAAAAAAGTCTTTATCATAATATAAAGAAAAAACTCACTAAAAAAGAACTAGCTGAACAATCTGGTCCTGGTAGGAAAGCCACTACTAAGAAAATACAAAAAGAATCAGATTGGGTCACATATTGGGGTTCTAATAAAGAAATACTTGCTGAAATAAAAACAAGCGGCAACTTAGCATTTACTAGAAAAATTATTAAACTAGTAAGAACTAAAAAAGAGTTAACTTACTGGGAAACCGCTTATCAATGTAAGTATAATGTTTTATTTGTAAACAGTTATAATGATAATGTATTAGGAAAATTCTTTAAAAAAGATTTTGCTCCTAATGCTCTCTTACATACATTATAATGTATGGTGAATCAGTTATTAATAACTTTAGTAGACTCTGTTTTAGGTAAAGGTAAAAATACCTCTAAAAACAATCGGGCATATACTTGTCCGTTCTGTAAACATCATAAACCTAAACTTGAAGTAAACATGGATACTAATGCTAAAGGTGATAATCCATGGCATTGTTGGGTATGTAATACTAAAGGTAGAAAATTATCACGTTTATTTAAGCATCTAGAAACTACACCTGATAAGCTCCAATCATTATATTCTTTAGTAGGCACTTCCAAATCAGAGCATATAGATGTTAATTTAGAGCAGGTTAAATTACCTGAAGAATTTATCCCGTTAACTGATGTGACATCTAATAATCTCATTGGTAGACGCGCTTTAGCTTACTTAAAACGCCGTGGTATCACTAAATATGATATATTAAAGTATCAAATTGGTTACTGTGAGCATGGACATTATTCTAATATGGTTATTATACCTTCATATGATGAAAAAGGTAATTTAAATTATTTTACCTCTAGAGGATTTGAAGAATTTTCTAGATCTAAATATAAGAATCCAAATGTATCAAGAAATATTGTTCCATTTGAATTTTTTATAAACTGGAATGTACCTATCATCTTATGTGAAGGTCCATTTGATATGATGGCTATTAAACGTAATGTAATACCTCTTTTAGGTAAAAACATCCAAGATAAACTAAAGAAAAAACTTGTCACTTCACAAGTACAAAAAATATATATAGCATTAGATAAAGATGCTATTAAACAAGCTCTTTCATTTTGTGAGGATTTATTAAATGAAGGAAAAGAAGTTTATTTAGTAGAGTTAAAAGATAAAGATCCAAGTGAAATGGGTTTTGAAAATTTTACTAAGTTAATCCAAGCAACCCAACCATTAACATTCTCAAACTTATTTGAGAAAAAACTAGAACTAGTATGATAGAAAAAAATGTTCATGTCTATAAAAAAAGTGTTACTCGTATTTTAGATATAGACCCCACATCTAAAAGAGTTAGTATTTTAGATAATCGATTTTATAGTCGAAACCAAGACTACTACCCTTCAGTAACAAGCATATTACAGTTTATGCCTAAAGGTAAGTTTTTTGAAACTTGGCTTAAAGATGTAGGACATAATGCTGATGTTATAGCTAGAAAAGCAGCAGATGAAGGTACACAAGTACATGATGCTATTGAAAAGTATCTTAAAGGAGAAAAAATACAATGGTTAAATGAAGAAGGATATTCTAATTATTCAATGGATGTTTGGAAATTAATTCTTAAATTTCATGATTTTTGGACTACATATAAACCTACTTTAATTGAAAGCGAAATCCACCTATTCTCAGATCAATATAAATACGCAGGAACATGCGATTTAGTTGTTGAAATTGATAGAGTAAGATGGTTATTAGATATTAAAACTTCAAATTCAATCCATACATCTATGGATTTACAATTAGCTGCTTATGCTCAAGCATGGAATGAGACATTTGAAGAAAAAATAGAAAAAACAGGCATTATTTGGTTAAAATCTTCTAAACGTGGTGAAGGAAAAGGAGATAAAATTCAAGGTAAAGGATGGGAGATATATGAACCAACACGTACCTTTGAAGAAAATTTAAAATTATTTAATTCTATACATGAATTATTTAAACTTGAATATCCTAATCCAAAACCATCTTCTGAGCAATTTCCTATTGAAATTCAACTAGACCCTAATATTTATGAGAAAACTCAAGAATGATTTCTTTAATAAAACTATTACGTGAAGTTCTCGTTGATGAAGGTGGCAATGTATTTGGAACAACATCCTCAATAAAAAAAGAATATATCTTACCTACATTAGATTTATTTACTAAAGAGTTAAAACGTATTTATCCTAAAGTAAATTTTAAATTTGAATCCTTAGGATCAGTAGGTAAAAAAGATGAGTCTGGAGATATAGACTTAGGTATGAGTATTGATGATTTTATAGGACCACAAAATAAACCTCTTTTATCAAATTGGAATATTGATCCTAAAGAATTTCAAGTTACCTATGACACTATAAGAAAAAAAGCTAAAACAGCTACAGAATTACAAAGTACTTTACGAGCTATACTTCAATTAATAGCAATTGATATAGAAAATAAATCTCAACTTATTACTACTGATTCTAAATCAGCTGGAAGTGGATCTATATTTTGCACATTTCCTCAATATGATAAAGATGGGAATAAAGTAGAAGATAAAACAGTTCAAATTGATATTAATGTAGGTAATATTGATTGGCTTAAGTTTAGTTATTATTCTAATACTTATAAGGATAATGTTAAAGGTCTTCATAGAACCCAATTAATGGTAGCTTTATTTCAAGCAGCAGGAATGACTTTTAGTCATGGTGCTGGAGTTAAATCAAAAGATACTGGAGAAATGATTGCCTCTAATCCTCAAGAAGCTATAGAAGCTTTAAATAAAGCATATAATATTAAATTAACCCCGGATGTAGTTAATGATTATTTTGAGTTAATAAGTTACCTTGAAAAAAATATTAGTAGAGATAAATATAATCAAGTTTTAGATATATATTTGAAAATTCTTGATTCTACTAGAGCTGATATACCTACTAACCTTCAAGATTATTGGATTGAAAACCAAACCAGACTTGGACTTAAAGGCAAATTCCTCCCAGATAACTCTAGTTTAACTAAATATAAAGTAGCATAATGTCAGGATCAGCAGGTGGAAATAGAATACCTAGAGAAGCAGTACAATCTACTGTTGATAATTATATAGATAAAGTTTTATCTAAATTCCCTGGATTTAAACAAGCTAAAGTAACAGGTTCATATAATACAGGAACTAAAAAAGACTTTGGAGATATTGACTTAGTTGTACAATTAGAAGGTGTAGATAAAAAATTAATTAAGCAAGAACTAGCTAAATTCTTTAGCTCACTACCAGATTCAATAATAGTACCATTTAAGAGTGAAAAATATAGTGGTAAAAAGTTTATGAATACTGGGGAATTAGTAACTATATTATATCCAATAAGTGGTTACCCTGGTCAATTTGTTCAAATAGATAATATTGTATCTATTAGTGAAGAAGAATCAACATTTAAAAATACATTCTTAGACTACCCAGCTGAAATTCAAGGTTTACTTTTAGGTTTAGCTAAAGTAATATGTCTTGAAGAGGACCCTAAAGAAATATTTAAACGTCTAGGTATCACTAATGTTCCTGAACTTGGACCAAACCAAGAATATGAATTTAATCTTTCTAGTTCAAGGTTAACTTTACGTATAGTCACTTTAGATAATTTTAAAGAAATAGGTCGTACTGAAGTTTGGGAAAGTTCTAATTGGAGTAAAATAAAACTCCTTTTTAAAGACTATAGCATAGACTCAGATTTCCCTACTTTACTTTCAGATTTATCTAAAAAATTAACAAATTCTAGATCTAAAAATAGAGTAAAAGGTATATTTAAATCTATGGTATCCATTAAAAGTGGAGAAGTAAATACACCTAAAGGAGATAATAAACAAAAAGCATTAGATAGTGTTGATAGTTTATTAGAAAATAAACCATTTAAACCTATAGTAAAATCCTTAATTAAAGACTTACTCCCAGAAAATTTTGAATTACCTAAACAAACAATAGCTTTATATGGTGGTAAATTTAAACCCCCTCATAAAGGACATTTAGAAGCAGTTAAATCTTTAATGAATAAAGCAGATGAAATAGTTATTATTATTTCTCCTAAAGAACATGAAGGTATCACCGCTAAACAAAGTTTAAATATTTGGAATAATCTTTTTATTCCAAAATTAGGTTTAGAAAAAGTAAGAGCAGTTATCGCTTCATCTCCTTCTCCAATTACTCAAACATTAGATACTATTGAAGCTGATCAAGATACTTCTTATTTAGCTGTATATGGTAAAGGAGAAGAAAGTAAATATAAAAATGTAGGTATAGATCCTAGATATAAAAATAGTAAAGCTGAAGATGTAGGGGCATTTCAAAATGATAATGTTGACATTAGTGCTACAGGGTTAAGAGCAGCATTATCTAATAATAAAGATATTACCCCATGGATGCCAGATGGAATTACTTCAAATGAATATAAACAAGCATTAGGTTTAGATATTATTGATGAACGTGTTTATAGAGATGAATTACCTAGAATTGATAGATATGCTGATAGAGCTTTAGCTCCTAAAATTGATATAGAAATTTCTAGACATTTTGGAGACCAAGTTAATCTTGACAGAAACCGCCCAGAAATAGAACCTGAAGAATTATATAACTTTTTTACTAAATTATCATTTAAAAAAGATCAATTAGCTAATTTATTAGACAAAGATGAAGTAGTCACTACAGATTCAACTTCAAATATTAATATTCCTTTTGTTAAGGTAGGATCTTTAAAAGATAAAATAGTAGCTAAAGCTAAAACAATTATGCGTAAGCGTAATTATCAAACTTCAAATCCTAAGTTAGTATTTGAAAAAACCCAAGGTGATAGTATAATTTGTGATAATTGTAATTGGACATGGAAAATAGAAGATGGAGGAAATGATTTGTATATCTGTCACAAATGCGGACATGATAATACTCCTCAACAATCTTCTTCTAATAATTTCTTTGAACCACTACAAAACCAAGATTTAGCCCTCAACACATCTTCAGAATCATCTAGAGTTGATTATTATAAAGATCATATTAAAAATATAGTACCATCTGATTTTAAAGTTGATAAACATAAAGATAAAATTGTGGTGTCTAATATTACTAAAAAAGGATTAGAGCATAATAAAGAATTTAAAGATAAATTAGTATCTTTAACAATATTTATGATGGATAATGATTTAAATATTGAACCATTACCTAATATTAATTTTATTGAAGATGATAAAGAAAATGCTGTTAATATATTAGGACGTACAGCTCATTATGACCCAAACCAAAAATGTATCACTTTATACACTTATGGTCGCCATCCAAAAGATGTATTACGCTCATATGCTCATGAGATGATCCATCATAAACAAAATTTAGAAGATCGCATTCATGGTATTCAAGGTCAAAATGTCAATGAAGATGATTATTTAAAAGAATTAGAAATTGAAGCTTACAGAGATGGAAATATGTATTTCCGTAGCTGGGAGAATTCAACTAAAAAATAAAATATGCCAGATAATGTTTTAAAAAAAGAGTTCCAACAGAAGGATGTACAACGCCTCCGTAACCTAATGACAGGTAAATACGGGGAAAAAGCGTCTGTCGGAACTGGTTATACTAAACAACAAGAGTTTCATGAAGAAGGAGATATCTGGGAAGTTGATGGTCGTCAATGGACTATCAAAAACGGAATCAAACAAAATATTACTAAATTAGATAAAGCAAAAGAATCAATTAATTTGCCGCTTTTTTGTCCTTGTTGTAGTAACATCATGAAAAAGCAAAATGATAAGTTATTTTATCTTCAATATAAAAGATGTTTTGATTGTCAAATAGACTTTGAAACAGAGTTAAAAATTAAAGGTTTATGGAGCGATTATGAGAAACACATTGTCAATTCAGATATAGATGGAATCATAAATGATTTTAATATTTGGATTGATGAAGAAATAAGTGAGTCCAATACTTCATATATCACTGAAGCCGGAGATGTAGAGCGTTGGGTTGGTTCTTCAAAGCAAAAGTTGCTAGAAAATAAAGAAGAAACAATTAAATACCTACAAAGCTTAAAAAAATGAGTGAAATTCAAATTATTGTTCCGATCATTATTGCATTGACAACTTCAATTTTTGG